TTATTAGGTGTTCCACCAATAAGGAATATGTAATACAATGAGGTTATATGCTACAAAAAATAGGTTTTCAACCGGGGTTCAATAAACAAATTACAGAAACCACAGCCGAAGGACAATGGGTTGATGGTGATAACGTACGTTTTAGATATGGTACACCTGAAAAGATAGGTGGCTGGTCACAGTTAGGTGAGAATAAACTAACCGGTGCAGCAAGAGCAATGAAACATATTGTTAATAAATCAGGTACAAAGTTTTCACTTATTGGAACTAATAGAATTTTATATGTATATACTGGTGGTGTATTTTATGACATTCATCCAATTAAATCGACAAATACTTTAACAAATGCTTTTACTACAGTCAATGGATCAGCATCTGTTACAATAACTTTTTCATCTCCTCATGGTATTTTAGAAAATGATATCGTATTACTAGATAACTTTACAACAATTACCGGTTCTAATTTTTCAGCAAGTGATTTTGATGATAAAAAATTTATGGTAACTAGTGTCCCAACAGATACTACAATTACTATCACAATGCCTTCAAATGAAACAGGTGCCGGAGCAACTTTATCTGGAGGTATCAGAGTTCAACATTATTATACAGTTGGTCCAGCAGAACAATTACCTGGTTTTGGTTGGGGACTAGGACAATATGGTGGTACTGTATCAGGTGAAGCAACAACTACTTTAGTAGGTTCTATTAATGCAGTTCAAACAACTGGAATTCAATTAACGGATGCATCACAGTTTCCGGATTCAGGGACCAATTATGTACAAATTAATAATGAAGAAATATCTTATACAGGTATTTCAGGAAGTGAATTAACTGGTGTTACAAGAGGAGTTAGAAATACTACACCTGCAATTCATACTACAGGAGATACTATTACTAATTCATCTGATTACATTGCTTGGGGTGAAGCGGCATCAGGAGACTTTGTAGTAGATCCAGGAGAATGGTCTATTGATAACTTTGGTTCAAAAGCTATTTGTTTAATTCATGATAGTGCATGTTTTGAATGGGATTCAGAAGCAACTAATGCTGTAACAATAAGAGCTACAATTATTAGTGGTGCACCAACAGCATCAAGAGATATGTTAGTTTCAACTCCTGATAGACACTTAGTATTTTTTGGAACAGAAACAACAATTGGAGATCCAACTACACAAGACTTAATGTTTATAAGATTTTCAGATCAAGAAGATATTAATACTTATCAACCAACATCGGTTAATACTTCGGGTTTTCAAAGACTATCTGATGGATCAAGAATTGTAGGAGCTGTTAGAGGTAGAGATGCAATCTATGTTTGGTCAGATACTTCTTTATTTACTATGCGTTTTATTGGTGCTCCATTTACTTTTGGTTTTACACAGGTTGGTACTAACTGTGGACTGATAGGTGAAAGTGCAGCATTAGAAGTAGACGGTACTGCTTATTGGATGTCAGAAAATGGTTTCTTTAAATACTCTGGTAATCTTGAATCTATGATTTGTTTAGTTGAAGACTATGTATTTAACGATTTAAATACCACTGCATCACAATTAATTAATGTTGGACTTAATAATTTGTTTGGAGAAATAACTTGGTTCTATTGTACAGAAGGATCTACTATTATTAATAGATGTGTTACTTATAATTATTTTGATTCTACTCCACAAAGACCTATTTGGACAACAGGAAGTTTAGCTAGAACTACTTGGGTAGACTCTGCTGTATTTGGTCTTCCACATGCAACTAAATACGATCCATCAGATAACGCATCATTTGATGTAGTAGGTAATACTGATGGTAGCACCCTTTATTTTGAACATGAAAAAGGAACGGATGAAGCATTATCTTCAGGAGTAAATACAGTGACTTCTAGTATTGAATCAGGAGACTTTGATATATCTGCAAGAAGAGGTATTACAGGTCAGACTACAGGAATGCCTGATCTAAGAGGTGATGGTGAATATATTATGAAAGTTAGAAGATTTATTCCTGACTTTTTATCACAAACAGGTAATACTCAAATTACCTTACAATTACGTAATTATCCAAACGATAGTTATGCAAGTTCGTCGTTGGGACCCTTTACAATTAGTTCATCTACTGATAAAGTAGATACACGTGCTAGAGGTAGAGCTATGTCACTCAAGATCGCTAATACAGGCGTATCTCAAAGCTGGAAACTTGGCACGTTTAGATTAGATATACAACCGGACGGTAGAAGATAATGGCAACTTTATATGATTTAGCAAGACAATATTTGGCTCAACCATTACCAGATATTTCTGGTATATTTCAACCTGTAACTGATACACCAGTTGAAGAAACTCCGGTTGAAGAAACTGTACCAGGAATCACTCCACAATTATTACAATCAACGGGAGGTGGAGATGGATATAGTGTCTATAATCCTGATCCAAATATGACAAGAACTTCTAGAAATTATGTAAATCCTTTTCCATATGATCCAATGGATGATTTTGGAACCTCTGATTATGGTTATCCAGGATCTCCTAAAACAGGAATCATGGGTTTATATGATAAATATCAAAACTTACCTACAGGATCTAAAATAGGTTTAGGAGCTATGAGTGCATTATCTGGTGGAGCAATTTTACCTTTAGCAGGTGGGGTTGTTGGAATAGGAAAACTACTTAGCGGAATGCTTCCCCCTAGTAAAGCAGGTATTTTTCAAAACGAATTATTAGGTAGTGGTTTTATGTTAGATAACACAGGTAGAATTGTATCAAATAATTACAATACACCACAAGGAATTATGGCGGGATATAATCCTGTATCAGGAGGTGGTTTATATACATTATCAGGTGGTCAAAAAGGTGAACCTCCAACTTATGGATTAGATAAGTCTTTTGATAAGAGAAGAGAAACAGTTGCTAAAGCATTAGAAAAAATGGGAATGAGTAAGGAAGACATAGAAGCAGCTATCGCTGGAGAATATGAAGGTGATGCACCAATAAATCCAATTACGGGTATGCCAACTAAATTAGTTGATAGATTACGTTTATTTAATGAGTCTCAAAATTTATTAAATAAAAAATTAAGCGCGGCAGAGATAATTTATAATAGAAAAGTAAAAGAGAGACTAGAGAAAAACAAAGATAAAACTGATGAAATAAAAAAAGATCAATATAAAATAGATGCTTTTAAAAAAATGACAACCAATAATGCAGGTGGAGGAAAAGATTTAGGCGGAATTAAAACAACTAGCGGAAGTAAAACACCTGATTACAGTAATGTAACAACTGCAAAAGGACCACCAAGTGAAATAGGAGGCGGAAGTAAACCTAACCCAGGTAGTTCTAATCCTAAAAAATCTGGTGGATCTAAAAGCTCTAAAAGTTCTTCTAAAAATAGTTCTCAAAAAGGTGGAGGATTTAATAGTTTAGGTTTTAGTGATATAAGATTAAAAGAAAATGTAGAATTAATTGGTAAGTCACCGTCTAATATAAATATTTATAAATTTAATTATAAAAATAATCCAACCACTTATCAAGGTGCAATGGCTCATGAAGTTCCTTGGGCATCTGTTAAACATTCTAATGGTTATATGATGGTAGACTATAATCTAATAGATATAGAGTTTAAAAAATACAATGCCTAAAAAAAACATAGCACTAGATACAACAGGCAGAAGAATATAATGGCAAAGATAGTTCAAGTATTAACAAGACCTAGTAAACAGTATGAACAGAAAAATGCAGATGCATTAATTAGAGATTTAGATAGTTTAATTCAAAAATTAAATTCTACATTTCAACAAGATTTTAGAGAAGAGCTAGAAAGAAAAGAATTATTTATGAATAGATATGGAGGATAATGTCTTGTAATAATGTCAATACAGAACCTAGTAATGTAATCATTACACCTGGTGGAACAGGTACAGATGCTTTTGGCAGACAAAGAGTATCTGAACCACTTACTATATTTGATTCTAAAAATACTATGTCAAAGAATAATCTCTTTGATGAATCTTTAACAGGATCAGCGACCGTTACTTATACAGCAAATAAATCTACAGTTAATTTAAATGTAACTACTGCAAGTGGTGATAAAGTAATTAGACAATCAAAAAGAGTGATGTCTTATCAACCAGGTAAGTCTTTATTAAATTTAAACACATTTGTTATGGCAGCAGATGATGCAAATCTAAGACAACGTATTGGTATGTTTGATGCAAACAATGGAATATTTTTTGAAAAAGAAGGATCTACATTAAACATAGTAAGACGTACTTATACATCAGGATCTTCAGTAGATACTGAAGTTGCACAATCATCTTGGAATGGTGATAAGTTAGATGGCACTGGAGATAGTGGTTTTACTTTAGATGAAACCAAATCTAATATTTTATGGATGGACATGGAATGGTTAGGTGTAGGTGCTGTAAGAGTTGGTTTTGTAATTAACGGACAATTTATTGTCTGTCATACTTTTAATAATGCAAACAGTTTAGATACTGTTTATATGCAAACTGCAAACTTACCTATAAGATATGAAATAGAAGCAACAGGAACTTTATCAGGATCTGCAGTTCTACAACAGATTTGTTCTACTTGTATGATTGAAGGAGGTTATGCTCCAGAAGGTACAAGAAAAATGATAGGAACAGCATCTTTAGCAGGTGTTAATTTAACTTCAGCTGGTACATTATATAATTTAGCAACTATTAGAATTAAGTCAGGTAGACCTTATGCAGTAATTGTGCCATCAGGTTTTGAAGCAGCAGCTGTATCTAACTCTGATTTTGAATTGCAATTAATATTAAACGCTACTCCGTCATCTTCATTTTCATATACGAGTTACGATGATAATGTAGAATATGATTTAGATGGAACTAAAACTATTACAGGCGGAACTTTAATTGGTAAGTCTTATTTATCAGGTAAAGGCACATCATTAGTGACTGCAGCTCAGTCAGGTAATTTTGCTTTTGCTTATCAAATAGGACAAACTATTGCAGGAACATCTGATACATTAACACTTTGTGCTAAAGGTGCATCAGCAAACGATGATGTAGTTGGCACATTAAAATGGTATGATTTAAGCTAATGGCAAATAGATATATAAATAAATTTTACGATCCATCGGATACAACACAAGTAACGTTATACACAGTGCCTTCTGATGCAAGAGCTATTGTACAAAATGTGCAATTAGTTAATGAATCAGGAAGTAAAACATTTAAAGTATTTATTACAGATAGCTCTGCTTCAACTACATACCAGGTGGCTTATGCAAGTATTTCTGGACCTACTACATGTAACATGGCTAAAGGTCCATTAATCTTAGAAGAAAATGATGTGCTTTTATTACAAACAACTGATACAACAGGTATAACAGCTGCAGTATCAATATTAGAATTTGATAGGACTTAATATGAAAAAAGATATAGAATACTTAAAAATAAATGGTAAAGAAGTACCATTAGTGGAACCCGCAGAAGTAATCGTAACTATAAAAAACAAGAAAACAGGAGAAGTTTATAAGGATGAAGATGCTTTAAAATCTGCTAATATACCTCAAGAAGACGTTCAAAGAGATGTATTAGTTAAGATGCCAAAGCTTGATTTATTCTCAAAAACTAAGTAAACTAATAAATTATGCCAATTTCACGTATGCAACAACCAAGACAAATGTATGGACTAGGTAGCTTTGTTAAATCTATCGGTAAAGGTATTAAAAGTTTTGTTAAATCTGATTTAGGTAAAATTGCATTATTAACAGCAGGTGGTTTTGGATTAGCTGGAAAAGGTCCTTTAGCGGGTATATTAGGAGCTGATTCTTTTTTAAGATCTACTGCATTACCTGCAGCTCAATCATTTTTTGGTGGAGAAAAAACACTCGGTAAAACTCTTGGAGTCATGGCTGGTGGAACTGTATTAGGTGGAGTATTAGGTGCTTTGTCTCCTGAAGAACAAGAAGAAATATCATCAGGTAGAAATATTAGTGCATTAAGAAGTAAACTTACAACAGCTTATCAAAATTTAGGCTATGATGAATCTGAAATACCTGCACTTGTAGATAACGATTTATCTGAATATACACAAGATATGGCTAGAGGACAGATGGCCGATGGTGGTAGAATAGGTTATGCTATGGGAACCGATCAGATCGTGGATCAGGCATCAGGCATCATGGGTCTACCTATAAACATTAATAAAGCTGGTGTAAAAGAACTAGATTTACGAGAAACAGGTGGATTTATTCCTCCAGTTGGTGTAAAAGAAAAAGCTGATGACATTCCTGCAATGTTATCAAACAATGAATTTGTAATGACAGCTGACGCTGTAAGAGAATTCGGAGACGGTGATGTCAACAAAGGTGCACAACGTATGTACGATATGATGAAAAAATTAGAAAAAGGCGGTACAGTATAATGGCTACTGAAACAATTACACAAATAACACAACCACCTGAGTTTATAGAAGCAGCTGCAAAACCATATATTACAGAATTACAAAAAGCTGTTGGTCAATTTAAAGGTGCAGATTTATCAAAAGTTTATGGTCCACAATTTGTAGCTGGACAAGATCCTTTACAAGCTGAAGCAATTAAAGTTGCAACTGCACAACAAGGTTTAGGATCATACGCTCCATTTTTACAAACAGCAGCGACACAAGCAGGTCAAGCAGGTCAATTTGTTGGCCCATCAGCTTACCAACAATTTATGTCGCCTTATCAACAAGATGTAATTGATGCATCTTTAAAAGAGTTTGATATCCAAGCACAAAAAGGTTTAGGTTCAATTGCACAAAGTGCAATTCAATCAGGTGCATTTGGTGGAGGACGTGAAGGCGTTGCAAGAGCAGAATACATGTCAGCATCAGATAGAAACAGAGCAGCATTACAAGCACAATTATTACAACAAGGTTTTGGTCAAGCACAACAAGCAGCTGGCACAGCTTTTGGTCAACAACAAGCTTTAGCACAACAGCAACAAGCATTAGCTGGATTATCTCCACAGTTAGCTGGACAACAAGTTGCAGGTTTAACTAGTCTAGGCGGTGGATTACAAGCACAAAAACAAGCAGAATTAGGAGCACAACAACAGTTAGCTCAACAACAATTAATGCAACCAGTTACATCTGCACAGACTTTAGGATCAGGCATCATGGGTCTAATCTCAGGATACCCTGGAGGACAAACAGTTTCACAACAACCAGCGCCAACTGCATTACAATCTGCATTAGGTTTAGGTGCAACACTTGCTGGAATATATAGAGCGTTTTAATATGAGTAGAATATTTAAAAGACCGATGTTCAGGAAGGGTGGACCTATCAATGATGGTATTATGACTGGTATTGTTGATAGAGAAAATCATGCTGTGTCAGATGAAATGGGTGTAGGTGGTCCAACTTTTAAAGACACAGTTCAAAACAGATTGGATTTAATTGAGTCTGCTGTTGGTGGTGGTAAAACAGGTTTAGATGATCCTTTAACACAATTTTTATTACAATATGGACCTGCATTAGCAACAGCTAGACCTTCAGGTGGTATTATTGGAACTGCAGTTGGAGCAGCTAAGGAACCTGTAGCAAATTTATTAAAAGGTGTGAGAGAGAAAAAGAAACTTAAAACAGGTGTTGCATTAGAAGTATTAGATAGTTTAGAAGATGAAGATATCGCTCCTATTATTGAAAAAGCCAAAGCAATATCTAAAGAATCAGGTAGAGATTATAAAGAAGTTTTAGATGGTTTAATTGAAACAGAACTTTACAGAAAAGGTAAATCACCTCAGGAACAAAAACAAGAAGATCTTGAAGTTGATATGGCATCGTTAATGTCTGTAAAAGATGCATATCAAAATCCATTAATAAATAAATATGCAGCAGAAGAAGTTGCTACAAAAATTAGAGATGTTAGACAAGGAAAAGTTCCAGGTATTGCATATGAAGATATAGATATTGACCAACCTTATCTTCTTAAAAAAGCAAAAATTACAGCTAGAGATGAGGAAACAGGAACTCTTACATTAGATGAAAACAGTATAAGAAAATACACACAAGGAGCTGTAATATACGATTACAGAACTAATAAATTCTATAAGGTGCAAGGACAACAGCTTATTCCAGTAGGAGAGTAATGTGGCTGATCCAAATTTTTTCAAAAAATT